GCCGTCAATTGTGTCCCCGGACCCGATGCGATTTGGCCACGGCTGTTTTGCCAGTAACTCAGTAGCTCCGCCTAGTGTCAGCTCGGCCAGAGTGAAGCTAACTGTATTGAGATCATTCACTATCTTAGTTATGAAGTCTACTGCTCCGGGAGTACTTAGAGTAACTTCGTATTGTTCTATTGTCTCATTTAGTGGCGGGCTCTCTATGAAGTTCAGCCACTCCCCTTGTCTTGGGCCCCGAGTACGACGAAGCCAGGATACACCTATTCCTCCTGTGCCATCGCAAATTGCTTGTATCCCTGTAACGGTATATGGCTTAAGGTCTCGTCCAGTATAAGTAAATATAGTCGCGAATGCATCTTCCTCGAGTGTGCCGATAGTAGCAGCTTTATAAAAGAAGGGAAGCTGCAGGTCTGCGAATTGAATGTTTAGCTTCATTATATCCGAAACTGAAGTTGCACCAACATTATTGGTCAACAGGACACATTGCGTGGACAATGGCGGAGCAGTAGCTGCAATATCTTCTGTGCCAAGCCTACCAAGCAATAACCGGTCTAAAGTGATCGTTCCATCAGTGTTTGCAGTTGCGTCCACATACTGCGCCATCTGCACAACACCGCTCGGGTATATCATCATAAAGCTATTCGCACCGTTCAGCATCGCAAGCTCGGTTGCGCTTAGCCAGTTGCCTTCTTGACGCTGTGGAGTGATGGTCATCGTACCACCGTCGGTTATTTCCAATATGCGATTTACAGGATTACCGTTTTCGAATACCAAGGCGGGAGGCGCAACTTTTACTTTCGCCGTTGTAGCTTCGAAGCTAGTTGCTCCAATTGACGCATAGTCCGTGTCATCTGGCGATCGTAGAAACGTAGCTCCCCTCCAGCTAGAATCAATGACTCCAGCAGCGGCATATGCATTTGATCTGTTAGATATATTTATATCCGCTATGTCCAAAAGTGGGGCGTCCATAAGTATAGGCGTTGTCGGCAGATTTGAGGGTATGACATTTTCCGGTCTACCCTTACCGAAGCCTGCCACAATAGTACTGGCGTACGTGTAAGTATCTTCCGCGACGCCTGTTATGTCCATAGCAAAGCTTAGACCGATGTCCTCGTCAGCCATCCGCATGCGTACCGTCTCGCCAAACACGCCCATGTTAAAGACGTCTGAGGGATCAAGTTCCATATATGTCCAAGGCACAACTGTCTTGAATTGTCGTCTCTCATTCCACATAGTCCACAGCCAATTCTGGGCAATAGGTCTCATGCCAGAAGGAGTATCTACGAGCGGAATATCCAACGTAACTTCATTGCCCGACGACATGGTTGGTGTAGGAAACCGCTGCCTTTTGTCGTGCTCCATATCCACGTCATAGTCTGCATCTTTATTCTTGTACCGTATGTTGACTTTTACTGGTAGCTCTGTGTCCTGCACCCTTAGCTCTACGACTGGGGCACTGTCCCGCTCAGTACGGCCTCGCTTGAACTCACCGACGAATTCTTCTGGTATAGTAAGGACTGGAGCTCCGCCCCGCTTCGGGAACTTAACTTTCCAATCAGATTGTACAATATCAAATTGGAACCTATCACGTAACGGCTGAAACGCGCCCTTAAGTGTCGTTTTGTTATTGAGTGTATACCCCTGAACCGTGTCTCCTGCTAACGTGGTTACGTCAAAGTCAGCTGGAGCGAGGCCTGCCATTTTGACGCCATTGTACTCGGTGCACAGTGCACTCGCAACCGTGTCAAGACCGACACCGAGGCCAATTACCTTGTTCACAAACAGCTTTGTGATACGTTCATCGGTTATAGCAGTCGAACCTGCATCGACGCGCGAGAACATAACAGCTCCCACTCGATCGTCCCAAACCATGCTCTCTTCATGGAACACACCAGGTTCTATTCCTGTGTAGCCCATGTCCTGTAAATCCAGTGTCTTAATTGTCGCAAGGCTGCGGGTGTCGATAACGTAAATTGTCCCCGCAGTTGCTACTGATTGGCCGAAGGCAAACATCCCTCCAGTATAGTAGTTGTTACGCCCTCTTAGGTGTCCTATATCTTTAGTAGCCAATATCTGATCGGTATCTGGATTATACAAAAGCATAGACGTGCCATTAGCTAGCATCAAGTCCCCGTTGCGACGGTTCAAAGCCCAGCCAGCTACATTACCAGTGCCTCCAAAATCATCAGTACCGAACGTGCCACGGGTGAAGCTTTTCACAAGCGAAGATGTAACGCCCTGGAACTCAGCTCCAGTTAGACCTAGACCGTAGTCTATCTCGTACTTAACGAGATGATACATATTGCCAGAGGTATCAGACTGGAATATAAAAAACCGGCTTCGGTCTGGATCTCCTATGAAAGTTCCTTGTAATGCTGTTCCACCATCAACTAGTCCATCTGCTGTAGACAAAGTATGAACGATAGTCATTGAATCGTCCACTTTATTTACCGACACGATGGAGCCGTTTGGAGGTCCTCCCGCTGGGAACGAAGTATTTAGATGGACCGCAACCGTCTCTTGCCCGATACCTGATAAAGTAGATGTTAAGACATGCCACTCACCAGCATTACCAAAACCAGCAAGATCGTCAGTTATACCTACGGTAGAAGTGGTACCTACCTGGGACACAATCTCATCAGTCTCTATGTCTATACGGAGTAGAGGTACTCGGTTACCACCTTCTATCTGGGTGTATATAAACCCGTCTAGCCCATATCCAGGCTTTGTTTCTGTCTCGTGACTTACAGTGCCCTGATAATCAAGGCCCGACGCATTTGCATAGAATATACCACCAGTTGAGTCTTTGAGAGAGACTAGCCGGTTTCTAAGAGGGTCATAGAACATATAGCTTGTATCGGCACCTGATAGAGCGCCCGGTGGGTTTAGCCCCGGAGGTTCTGTCATAACTATGGCTGGAGACGTCGGCACTGACGCAAAGGCAATCACAGCTGTTATATTTGGTATGCGATTACCAAAATCAGCTAAAGGCATGCTGTCCAATTTAATAGTTGACAGATGCCTGTACGCAGGCTGTTCTGTTGCACTACGACCTGTTCGACTGACCTCTTCAGTATCTTGCACCTGATCTGCTCCGCCAGGGTACAGGGTCATAGATACCCCCCGCTGGGAGCCTATTACTAAAGCAGCCATTATGTGAAGCCTGGGAAGATAGTTCCCGTCGTTATACCATTTCCGTCAGCATCCCATATGAGCTTGCCGTCGCCGTATAACTGAACTACATCCGTCGCGCCTTCAATAGCAAAACCTATGCGGCCCGTTAGAAAATATGAGTACTCCGTCGTTGTTACTTTAGGGCCACCTTTACCGCCCTGAGTGGATGTGCTGGTTATTTCCTCGATTATAGGGTCTTGGCCATCTATGAAATTACCCCCTACTCGATCTGTCCCGAAGATTATGTTAACAAACCTTCCGTACGCGGAACCAGTAAACCCAAGATCAGTGAGACGAGGACCAGACTGATTTACATCAGGCGGTGGAAAAAGCAAAGACATCGCCACACTAATGGCAATGCTGACTGCGAGACTTACGAGTAGAGTAGCCATTATCCTGGATACCTCCATACTGTATCTACGTATATCTTGTGGCTTAACCGCTCTCTCACTACCAACTTAAGTGGCAAGTAAGCGTGTATGATCCACTCTCTATCTTTGTCGTCGACTTCATATAGTCCGACGTGAACAGGCCAACCCCCATAAGCTACACGGAGAATATCACCGTGCTCCTGCTCCCCAAATGGCAAACGAACACAACCTGCGTTTACCATGCTTAAAGTGAACTCAGCTACGTCTGGGCGTCGACCGTAGTTCTTAGGGATAGTATCTATAGCGTCTGGAGGGAACGCTCCGCTGTCCACCCCCGCGCAAATAATAACGCCGGCACAATCCAATCCGGCCATATTACGACCTTGCTCTCGGTATCGTACACCAACATAACTAGTGCCAGCGGCTATTATTTCTTCAGCTTTAGTGTGCATCTGGATATGTCCCTAGTGTGTCGGCGCCTGGAACGAATGGCTCGCCCACAAAGTTTGTAGCATTGTCAAACTTTGTAAAGCAAGTTGTATGGAGCTTATCACAACCGGGGAATATCCTAAGAGTGTCTCCGACTTCTATGTCAAATGGCATAGGCTCAAAAAGCTCAATCACTTGTTCAATCGTAACACCGTCATCTGCAGTAAAAACTCTAACCTCTTTGCCTCGCCCAGCGTTATTACCAGTCTCAAAGGTACAACCCCCGAACTCAAAGAAGTTATCTTCGAAGCCAAGAGCAGTTGGAGTTCCACCAGAAATAGTATATCCGGTATTCGGTGTGAGTTCAGTTACAGTGAACTGCCGACGTGGCTCCGAGCCAACTGCTGACACGGTTGCCGATCTCATAAACGAATTCCTAGCTGTCATAACCGCGGTGCCTTGAGAATGCGTGTTAGTTATGGTTTGGTCTGGTACAATATGGCATGGGCCTGTTAGGCCCGCTGTTGTTACTTCGTATACCACTTCGCCTATCTCTGCTGAAGTAAAAACTGTGTCCGGGTCAGGGGCTATTATGTTTCCGGCAACTGGAGTGAATGCTGTTTCATGAAGTACCCTACCATTCATAAACATGTAGCTATCAATGTGGCCATCGAAGTACCATGCACCAGCAGCAGCAACATCAACTGCACCTATACGCAACGGAGAAACCACGTGTGCCACGTCATCTGTAGGGGTAGTAGGCCCAGCCTCAATAGCTCCGTCTAAGAATAGCACCCAGTCCCCATTTTCCTTACGCGCTAGTTCAACATGGTAATCCGTCCCTGGAGTTATAATAGTTGTGCCAGTTAAAGTTACATCGACGGTTACTCCATCGGACTGATAAATAACGGCGTCTATTATATCATCATTATGCCGTAAAAACCAAGCACGGTTACTGCCATTACTACTATAGACACTGGATATCGCTCCGAAGGCCGGCTGGTCAATCCGAGGGCGTATCCACGCAGCTATAGTACAAGGATTAGTATCTATATGCCAGGCAGTTCTCCTAGTCCACTCCACACGGTCATTTATACCATCTAGGAACAAAGAACTTGTGCTATCACCTCCGGCCGGTTGAATGTCGTCATCTATCTTTGCCCCGCTTAGGATATGGGTCGGACCGGGCTCGGTTCCTGTATTATCAAATCCAGGTCCTGACGTCGCATTGTCAGCTCCCTCAAAATTCATTATGACTTGGGAACAACCTGTTGGATCAGGATCAATCTGTATGGAATGGAACGAGCCGGCTGTTACTTCTGTGTTATAAGGTAGAATAGCTGGCCATATAGGTGCTCTACACCGGCTATCCCCTAAATCAGCACGGCAGTCTCTGCTGTATGCCTCACCTAACTCATAGCTGAATACTTGGGTAAGGTCCCGAAGCTCCACTTTAAAGAAGCCTTTTGTAGATACTATGACTTGCGCCATCTGCCCGCGTAGCATCTTTATAATACCGTCAGTTGGGCCTTTCTGATTGTAAGTCATAATCTTCACGTCAGCAAAATCATATAGCCCCCGACGCAATTCAGTCTCGTCCAAGGACGCTCCGCTGAATATTCCAACAACTTCGAGATTGCCGACATTCAACTCCGCGTCATTGGCTATGTTCGTACGGGCAAATCCTTCTTTAGCTGAGTAGAATTGACTACCGAGACTGTCGCCTATATCTAGGAACACGTCTCGCGAACCGTTCGCGAACCGTTGTATAACTCCATCAAGCCGAGTTATTTGCCATGCAGTGGCGAACGCGGTTACATCGAGAGCCTTATGGGTTTGTAGCGCGGCAGATACTGTCTTTGCCATTGTTAGTCTAGCCCATTCTCTCGCAGTTCTATAATCGGGAATGTCGGCCAGCTACCCGCATTATATATCTGCATATTTATATCCAACGCATCTGTGTTAAAGCGGACATGATTGTCATACTCCGTGCGGATTGACAATATCTCTGTTCCACCAGGACCTGAGCCGCCAGTAGACGCTGGAGCAGTAACCATCAGTATAGTGCCTCTGTCCTCGTCAACTGTGTAATGCGTTGTTAGTGTCTGAAGTACTCCCTCGAGGTACACTCGTACAGTGCTTCCAACGAGCTTTGTAAGGAACCGATCATGAGTAACTACTGCGCCTGGGAACGAGTACCTCTTGAATACTTGAAAGGTCGTCAGCACGTCGTCACCAAACCCAATTGCCTGCGCGTCGATATCTACCCCATTCTCCATACCGATCTCAAAGTCTGCAAAGTCCATGAACCGGAAGCTATTGGCCATCCCGTTGGCTACGTAGAACATGCTTATGATCTGATCTAAATCTATCTCTACACTGGCTGGATTATCGCGGAATTTATCTAGCAACCCGTATCCTAGGTCCCATTCACCGCGAGTATCAATCCAATTAACATTGCGTTTCTCGAAACCACTATCTAGCGTCAAGACAGAGGTGTTAAACCGAGGGCCTCCGATAGCTCCCCGTTCAATTTCTTCGGGTAGACGTACGCCAACAAGTAATGCCATTAAGCTCGTCCTCGCGCGCGAGAAAGACCCGCGTTCGCTCTGTTTTGCACTTGGGTCTGAGACCGCTGGAAGCTGTCCGCGTCAGGAGTTTGGATATTAAACACCTGATTGACCGTACCTGATCCTGCACCGTTTTCATTCTTCGGGGTGACCGTTACCTTCTCCCCGTCCTGCGCTTTGAACGCCACTAAACGATTATCAATACCCGGGATACGTGCCTGGGCTGTCCCAGCGCCAACGAGGAATGAGCCTCCGTCTTTGAAACCAGTTAGCCCACCAGTTAGCCCACTAGTAATCGCACTGGAAATAATTCCCCCGAAACCACTTGAGAAACCATCACCTCCGCCAGTACCACCATTACCAAACGCAGCTGACAATGCAGCTTGCGCCGCTAGCTTGGCGAAGTTAGCTGCCATCGTACGGAAGAAGTCTTCAGCGTTTAACTTACCAGTAAGGAAGAAGTCTCCAATCGCGTCAGTAGCTCCAGAAAACGCATCGGTGATTATCTTCTCAGAACCGGCAGCAAAGTCGTCCACTGCCGACTGAGCCTTAAGGAAACCACGCTGAAGGCCTGCTGTAGTATCTGTCGACGTTTCAAGTAGAGCGATATTAAGCTCCCGTACTCGCTTAGCAGCTTCGTCAGATGTGATACCACCAGGCCTAGCAAGTTCTGCATTAATAGCCGCTATGCGCTGCTGGTATTGAAGCAGCGGATCACGTATAAGGTCAAACTCCTCAGACTGAATAGCTAGCTGCTGGTTCATCTTTATTGCGAGGTCAACACGCAAGCGTTCTTTGGGAAGTAGCTCTCTCTTTAAGTCAGTCTCCAAAGCGAGTACTCGAGCTAGGCGCTCCCTCTCGACGCTATTAACCCGGAGTAACTTGTTTTCTAATTCAAGATTCTTTAGGAACTTCTCAACAACTGGATCAGCAACGTCCCGAGGTTTATTTGCAGTTGGTCCCAACCCCGCTTTCCTTGCTTTCTCAGTAGCGATGCGTTCTCTTTCAATACGTTTTGCGGCTCCTGCTTCAGCTCTTTTGTTTATCTCCGCTATTATACTGCCAGCTTTGGGGCCTAGCGCTGTAGCTAGGGCCCCAAGGAAATCTACATCGAAGCCAGATAGGTATGCATCTTTTACATCTTGGCCAAAGCGCAGTGCGGCGCCAACCGTGCTTCTATCATCTTTAAACTCTTTGCCTAGCGCTTTGGTTACTGAAGCAGCTTCATCTTTAACAAACTCTGAGAACTTAGCTACTCCTTTGCCTACAAAAGCAAATAGTCTAGCCCACCAGCCTATAATTGTATTTACAACTTTACCGACGATTTTACCGAAGGGACTGCCTATAGCTTCACGCCCTAGATCGCCTATCTTTTTGAATATAAGAGTATACGCCCGCAGTAGCCCAAGATAATGTCCGAGTATAGTATTGACTGCTATCCCTGCAACTTTAGACACGTCAGTGAAAGTTGTAGCTACATCCCCAAAACGGCTCTGAACAAACTTCGTAGCATCGTTCGCAGCCTTCTTGAAGAAGTTGAATACAAACTCCATCTCCTCTCCTATAACCTCAAATGCCGCTAGAGCGAAATCTTTAAGATTTGCAAGTTCTTGCCCTGGCAACTTTAGCTTATCTGCAAAAGTAACTAGCAAAGCTATAAGCGATGTTATGCCTAGCGCTATGGCCGTGAAGGGATTTGACAGAGCAAAGGCTGCCAACGCTATGCCTGCTGCCGCTACGGCTTTTACAAATACTACTCCAATGACAATTGCTGCTGCGCCAGCGACCCGTGCGATATTATCTAAGTTAAAAGCCAGACTTAGCAATGACCGCGCAAACGTTTCGCTTATTTTGAAAGAAGCGTCAAGCCTACCTATAAACAGAGTAATGCTATCTCTAAGCACTACGAATCCTTGGCCAATTGTAGGCACTGTTGTTTCAAATATCTTCTTTAGATTCTTGGCACCTTTCTCAAAGCCTACGAAGAATTGCTTGGATGTTACCTCACCAGCTAGGATAAGCTGTCTCAATCGAGCGACAGAACCACCAGCGCGGTCAATGCCTTCCGCTGCAGCCTGCGCGATCGGGAACGCTCCTTCCAAGATAGAGTTGAATTCTTCTGCACGAACAATGCTTGACCCTAGAGCCTGCGACAACTGAAGCAAAGCGCCACGAGTTGTTGCTGCAGATGCTCCCTGAATAGCGAGAGCCTGACCAACCTTTTCCACAAACCCTACAAGACGTTCGTTCGTTATGCCGAGCTGGCCAGCGGCAATAGCGCCACGTTGATATAGTGTGACAATACCGTCGAGACCTGTTCTGGTACGGCGAGCTACACCCTCTAGGGCAGACATTGTATTGTTGAGAGTTTCTTGACTAGTCGTAACAGTCCGTAGCCTATTATTCATATTCTGGAAAGCGTCGGTAACAGTCACTAGCTGACGCACTCCAGCAGCAACTGCGGCAAAGCCAAAAGCCCGGGCAATCAATGACCGGGTCCTGTCGGCCGCCTGGCCAGTTCTTTTAAGCTGACGCTCTACTGCTTTGCCACCGCGTACTGCCCCTTTCGGGTCAACTATCACAGTGATCCTAAACTCAGCCATTCCGCTTACTCCTGCGCCGTGAGGGGCGATCGACTACCGTCGGTTGATCCGTCGGTTTGCCTTTGCCATTCTGGTCACGCGCTCGTTCCGCTTTGTCTAACAACCACCCCAAATAACCTTCGTCCATTGTACGAATAATAACAACAAACGCTTCGAGCGTATCACTATCTAGACCAACAGTACACCCATATTCGCGAATCTTACTCCACGGTATGTAGCCATACTGATACCGTCGTTCAGTGCTGCAGCACCAAAAGCCGTTTACGTAAAAAATATCCAGCGCGGTCTCTGGAGGCTCTTCTAGATACCAGTCGGGAAGCTTACGCCCTTTCTTAATGGCGTTCTCTACAGAGTATCCGTCCCTTTCATACCTTAGGTCGAAGAGGAGCCGCTTGGTAAGTTTTTTGCCAAGACTTCAATGTCCATCGGCTCGGTGTAATTGGTGATCTCGACACAGAAAGTCCGGCAGTCGTCAAAAATCCAATTAGGAAGAGCATCTAGGAACGAAACACAATCTGCTGGAGTGAATACTAAGTCTCCACCGGTTTCAACATCTACCATGTCACGCCAGCCTTTTACTACGTGCTTAGGATAGAGTTCTTTGTCCTCGTCCCGGTTTGTGTCGATCAAGTCTGCAGTCATCTTGCCTGCTTTGACCTGCCGAGCAGCTTTACCTGAACGCTTAAGAAGAGCATTGAAGTATGGCTTATTGACGTCAGTGGCCGGAGCTACGATAAGAGTGGGAGACTTGCCGTTGACCGTAATTTGGTGGAGTGTGTACTCGGCGGTCATGCCAGCGTTTACGTCGAGAGCTTTAAGGTGGCTGAAGTCTGCCATGTCTGTTTCTTTCTGACTGTTTTATAAAGAAGCTAATGATGCCGCGAGCACAAAGCCCACGACACCATTATTTAGACTTAAGGCAGTGGCACCGGGAAGATGCTGATGCCGATCGAAGATCCAAGAGCGTCGTCCTGGAAAGCCGTACCAGTTACACTGATTAGGACACTTTCGTTTTCAGGGAATGACCGTTCGCCTCCACCAAGCGTCATGCTTGGAATATCGACTGCAACCACACCGTCATCGTTCTTAATAACGAAGTCCATGGTCAAGGTGGTGTTATCACGAATTGCGTCAATAACGGCACTGTCCGTGAAGATCAGCTCAGACTCGAGGTCGACCTGGAAGTTACCAGTATTCATGAACTTAGCACCGAGTTGGCCGAGTACTTTCTCCGGGCTCACTTCGTTGCCGAGTGTCATTGTAAGAGACTTGAAGTCAGTTGTCAGACCAGTCTCATCAACCTGCGTAATGCGCAAAACTGCAATATCTTCTGTGGTGTTAAACGCACCCGTCTGTGTCGGATTGGTCGCTGCAGACGCACCAGTCTTACGTGAACCGGCGACTACTGGATTCTCGGTATCTGTGCCGATGAAACCGAACGTAGCCGTTGCTTTATCCTGGCCTGGTAAGTTGAAGACCGCGGTATCACAGAAGTTACCAATTGCATACTGGAACTTAGAAGCACCACCTACATCCAAGTTTGGGAATTCAGCTTCAAACTGGAATGACCGCTCAAGGAACTCCGCGCTGGTCGTTGCAACGTTACGGATGAACTCGCCGAATACGATATCCACATCAACAGCAACCGCTGCATCTGTGAACTGTAGAGCCGCGTCGAGCTTGTCGAAGGTGATCGTATTTGCGTCGAAAGCAATCACTCTAGCATACCCGAACATATCATCTGGCGCTGCGTTTTCCAGAGCGTTCTGAATGGTAGAAGAGCCTTCTGAAGCAACTGAGCCAATATGCACTCGCTGTCCCAGAGTAAGGCCAATCTGCTGCAAAGTAGTACCGAGCCCTGTCACACCAGACAGAACTGCCTGAGGTGAAGAGTAAGTCCACACAGGAGTTGCAGCCGCGTCAATTCGGAAACCCGCGAAACTTAGCTTAGCATTCGCTGGTGCAGTTTCATCTACGACATTTTCCTCAACAGAAATCAACGTAGCAGAAGTGGCGATATCCGCATCAACAACCTTCAGCCCGTTATTAGCAGACGTCACGTAGCTGTCAACCCAAATTAAAGTACTGCCGTCCGCACTGAACTCAAACTTGTCAGCCTGAGCCGCGGTAAGAGCCGCGACTGCGTACGTATCCGCGACGGTCTCCGTGGCTGTGGTGGCAAGCTGTGTCACGTCTGTGTTGACACCTGTCGAGAAGCAGAAGCCTTCGGCAAAATCACGAAAAGACGATAGCGTCCAATCTTCATCAATCTCAACAGAACTATCCAAATCCGTAACAGTACCCTTACGGCGCTGACGGTTTCGACTGATGGGGTTACGGGCGACCGTTGTGATCTCCGCACCAAAACTGTTAATAGCATTCGGCTCAATAAGGAACCATGTAGTCCCCGCTACTCCGAGCGCCGACTCAATAGAGTAGGACATACTTACATTATTTGTTAATACCCGGCCCAATTTACTTCTCCTTAGCTATTTAATCTCATCATAGTCGAAGTTAGCCTCGACAACGGCTGTATACCATTTTCCTTCGGGGCCACCCTCGGGGGTTTTGGCATTATTGAAATCCAGACCAGAGAAGCTCGATCCTTCAAATACGTCACGAGCCTCAGTAACCAACACACCAGACTGTTGTACACCGGTATTAGACTTGGTGTATACCTGCACAAACGCAATAGCTTTAACTCTAAACCTTCTATTGCCAACCTTGCCTAAAGTCTCTTGGTTCCGGTCGACATGACGAATTGATAATCTACACCAATCAGGCACAACGTCTAGGTCGAAGCTAGGGTCCTCATTATCGAATACAATATTGCTAGTACCCGTGAAGCTAGCTAAGAACCTAGTATAGATCGCTTCCTTCGCTTCAATTAACGTCGTCATGACGCAAGTCCCTGTATGTCTACTGTGATCGCTTTCTCTATTGCTCTTTGAACAAATGCGGCAGGCTCTTGTCTACTCTTGCCCTCGTTAAGCTCTGAGATGTACGTCACGTTATTGGTTACAAATACAGACCCTCTATCCAACTTATAATTCGCAAGTACTTCCGCTACTGCTGCTGCTTGCTCATCTGCGGATTTTGCCGCTAGCGGACCATCGGGCTGAATGCCTTCAAGATTGGCTATGAACGAAGTACCGATAGAAGGTACCCAGTTCGCGCGAGCCCAACCTGTATCTATAGGAGTGGTCTCTACGAGATTTGCAACCACATCTAAAGTTATCTTAGTAATAACCCTAGTTGTGAATTTCTCTAGTCCTCGTACTACAGCGCGAACGTCATCTTTAGCCATGGCCTATTCCAATGGATCGATTTCACCTTGGTCTGTCATCCAATCAAGAGACTGTGCAATCAAAGCTCCGCGCTCATCGTCAGGCAGAGCATTCCACTCTTCCATCGTAAGGCCCGAGTTCTCGAAGGCAGCGTCAACGATATCCTGAACAGGGATTACTTCGCCCTCGATGTGGCTATTAATGCGGAACTCGCTAGAAAATTCGTACTCGTCGTCAAGTACACTTGAGGCAGTAAGCATTACTTCTACTGGAGGAGCCGGTGGAGCCTCCACAATACCTGTAGATACGTTCGGCGCCTCAAAATCAGCCAGCTCAATGCGTTGGCTCTCCCAAAAGAGACGGAGCTTTCTTGGGTTGGCCTTCAGTGATTCAGGGATTAGGTCGCCAGGGTTCTGCATAACACCACCAAAAACTACAGGGCGGCGCCAGATAAATTCAGCATTCTTGTTCCAGCGTTGCTTCCAGTGTCGGAGCTTACGGACTTTGCGTTTTACTTCGTGCGGCATTATATCATCCTCCTTTAGAGGGAAGTGAGGGAGACCGCCGTCTCCCTCACGCACTCATCGCTACTCTTTACTCGTTAGACTTACAGTAAGATTCCACCGATCATGCAACCTAGGTCAGCAGCAACCAGCTTCTGGTCATAGGACATTTCGATTTCAACTCGGTCAGAAGCAAGGTGCTCCATACGGAAACGCTTGACGCGCATTCCGTCATTACCCGAACCCACATTACCCGTCCAGCTGAACGTGTAACCAGCTGAGGGGGTCATGAGGCCAGCCGAAGAAGGCTTGTAGGTCAGGAGCGCGTTGTTGCCACCGATGAAGGAATGAACTGCAGTCTGGCCCTCCTCAGCGGTGTTTTGGATCGCGTCCATCACCATGACGTCATCTAGCTCAAACAAAGCAGCTAGAGCAGCCTTGTTGACCATCGCTGTACCACCAGTCTGGCCACGATCGACACGGCCAACCATATCAGGGTGGTCAATCAATGCGTCAAATACAGGACGCCCAAGAGTGAGCGTATTGGGCATGAAGCCGGTGCTCTCGAGAATAGTACGCTTGAGAAAGCGGATATCTTCGATAGGAGTGGACAGCGCATCGTTCCAGAAAAGAACTTGGTTGTTGCCAGCGTCTGTCGGATCGAGCGCGGCGCCAGATGCCGTTGCGTTTCCGTCGACGTCGAATGTCCAAGTGTCACCAGGATTGCCTGCTACAAAGTACGCAGCAGCCCAGTTGACTTCCCGGTTGATTAGACCCTTGTGTGCGAGGAACAAAGTCGCCTCACGATCCAAATTAATCGGCGAGTCGGCATTGTTACGGATCACGTCGGGGATGTTCCGATGATAAGCCCGGTTCTTAGCATGGTACAGATCAGTCCCAATGGTGTAGTTGCCGCCAGCACTTTCAGTGCCAGGAGCGCGTTCTTCCATCTCGTCACTGTTGAACGCACCGCGGTCATAAGTGAAATACTGGTCAGACTGCTTGGAGACCGGGATATTCGGAAATACCTTTGATGCAACGAATTTGCTTTCGTCTTGAACGAAGGCAATGGAGATATTTGTCAGCGGGCGATTAACATGTACGTCGCCTCGTGACGGTTGGGAAAAGGGCATAGAGTATTCCTCCTATTAAGGGTTGAGCCCGACTACAATTAGACGCTGTGAGG